GAGGTTTCTATTTCAGGATTAATAATTTCTCCAGAAGTATTAAAGGTGTCATTGAGACTGTCAAAATTTTTTTTCATATTAATATTTATTAGAAAGTATCTCCACTAAATCCAAAATCATCACCTTCGGGAATAATGGCACTGTCTTCACCGATTGTTCCTATGCTAGTTGTAACATCAGTGTAATCGATTCCTTTAATTTCTGTTCCTTTTGGATGTGCAATAGCAGTTGTATTATCTTGAGCACGTTTAACAGAAATTCTATTGCCAGAAATTGATTTTACATACATCTCTTCACCATTAACATCAATATATTTTTTGGATATAATTTTAGTTCCATCTCCAACATTAAATGTAGTTGTAGTAGAATCTAATTCTTGATCTATTAAAGTTACTATATCTCCTGTGTAGTCTTTAATTGCTCTTGGAGTCGCTGAATATGATACTCCTCTTGATCTGATAGAAGTATCTGTACCAGCAAGATAGTTGACTGTGGATTTTTTGATAATATCTTTGCTTGCAGAAGAAACTGGTCCAAACAGATATGTTTTGGCAGTAAACCTCAAGGTGTAAAGAAGAACTCTTCTTGTACTAAAATCTCCTTCATAATCGTCTTGCATAGTAATATTTTCAAGTATTACTGGTACATCACGTTTTTCTCTAATTTCATCAACTAATTGTACCGATAAACTAAAAGCAGGTTGAAAATATGGTAAAATTTGTTCCACAATTTGTAAAGCATCATCATTCAATTTTGACATAATGCTCAGTTCAAACTGCATGTTATATGGAACTGGCATATATGTTTTTTTGAATTCTGACCCATCATTTGGATCCTTTGCGACAATTTGCTGAGTTGTAGAAACTTTTCTCGATGGATCGTATGTTAGACCTGTAAATTCAAATGACATCCTAGGTAAGGTCATTGCAGTTGACTTATTCAAATCTGGAGATTGCTCCAATCTGGCCAAAAACTTTTGGGTAGGACCATATGCAAGAGGAACTTTCATTATATTTGTAACAGTGCCAGCAGAATCTGTATGCTTAATACTAATTCCATTAAACAAAGTTCCAAACGAAATAACAGTTCTTCTCAGAATCTCGTTATAAAAATATTCAAACATGTTATTACTTACCTTATGTTATTATTTAAATATAATAATTTCTATTTATGGAATTCCAAAAGGATTCTGTTCTGAAAAATCTAAGATTGAATCTGCCTCAGTTTCTATATCAGTATTGTCTGCAAATCCATCATCATTAATATTTTCGTTAATAGATCTTAATTGAAAACTTGCACTTGACGCTGTACCGACAAGAACTTCTCCATTAGAAAAATAACCAGATATATTTGATACTTCAAGTTGATTTGTTGTAATATCCCATTTTATTACTCTTGCAGTTGTTCCAGTAATACTTCCAGTAACAATTTCGTTAAATTCAAAAGATCCTGATCCAGAATTTGATGCTGCATCAGAAATTGTTACTTCTGGCAAAATTACATAATTTGAACCAGTATCTGTAATTTGAATTCCAGTTATTGTACCTGCTGCACTCACTAAAGCAACACCAGTAGCAGTATTGATACCAGCAATCAATTCAACATAGTTCTTCTCAGAAGGATTATTAGATATCGTGACTGTAGGTACTGACAAATAACCACCTCCACCAAATGTTACTGCAATACCTGTCACAATTCCACATTTATCAATACCAAATTCAAATGAAGTTGTTGCTATTGAAACATTTGTGGAAACTTCTGACATATAAACTGTTCCATATCCAACAGATGTAACATACGTACTTGTTGATATAAAATTGGATGCTGGAAATAATGTATGACTCGTTTCATGATGATATTGAAGTCTAACTCTATCACCAACTATAATGCCAGTAGTAGTTATACCAGAAATGTGATCTGATCCAATTCCAATAGTTCCTGTGGTTTTTACTGAGTCAAATCTCACTGTAGCTATGCCGAGAGCTCTAAATTGTTCATTTGTTCCTGTAGGGGCAGCAATTGTAACGCTAGGAGCAGTTTGATATCCAAATCCACTAGTTGCTACAGAAACTGATGTAACTGTACCTGCAATAGAAATAGTTGCCGTTCCTGTTGCTCTATATTGTGCAGTAGCACCAGAGAATGAAATTAAAGGCGCGGCAGTATATCCAAGGCCTATAGTTGCACCTGTTCCAACACACCAAGGATCTGTTGTTGAATTAAATCCAACTGCAGTAACAATTCCAGTTATAGGATGAATGGTGGCAATACCAATAGCAATCTCTAAAGGAGCATCTTGTCCACTAGTAGTAGATATCGCAACTGTTGGTGCTGTCGTATATGCCCTACCAGTAGTTGTAAATGCAACAGAAGAAGGATCAATAGAAGTACCAGCAATTCCTATTGTTGCAGAAGCACCAAATGATCCAGTAGGAGCAGAGAAGGTAACTGTAGGAACACTTGTATAGAACTTACTGCCAGAAGTAATGCCAACACTTGATACTGTTCCTCCAGTTTGAGATATATCTGATAGAGTTGCAGTTGCTTCTGCAGCGTTTCCAGTACCCTCTGGTAAACTAAATGTTACTGAAGGTACTGACTTATAGAATACCCCTCCTGTAGTCCCTCCTGGGAAGAATAGAGAGGATGAACCAATACTAATAGTCGCAGCAGTAACACTAACCCCACCACCGACAATTGGAAGATCTAAAGTTGCAGTTGCAGCAGCACCAACATGTTTTGGTGACGAGAAAGTTACAGTTGGATTTGATGTAGAATATCCAGATCCACCAAAAGTGATTGTTACAATTCCAACTTGACCACTACTAATAACTGAAGTTGCAGCTGCACCACTTCCGCTATTTGAACTAAAACTTATAGATGGTGCTTGAGTATATCCAGAACCAGCATTAGTCATTTGTACCGTTTGTACTGACTTTAATGAAGGATTTACATTTTTATTGCATGCTTGAATACCCCCAATCATAATAGCACTTGCTATTCCAGTAACTCCACCTGCAGGTGCTGATGAAATTGCTACTCTTGGAGGTGTATTATATCCACCACCTCTATTAGTAACAGCTATTAATCTTATGGAACCATTTGTTATACCTCCGACAACAGCGGTTGCTGTAGAAGCGATTCCTACCATAGTGAGAGTTTGAGTTCTTCCTAAAAACAAATCTCCATCAACTCCGTCAATTGCTTGCAGTTCATCATCAATTTCAGAAACTCCAGTATCTATAATTTCATTTTCATATCTGAAGAGTTCACATCTCAACTCATAGGTATAATTTTCTTGCAATTGATAGAAAGGCTTGTCATGTATTACTTGTTTAATTTCAAACAATCTATCGCCAAGAGGAAAATATAATATGTCTCCCTCTTTTGGTCTAGATGAAAGTTTTACATTATCCTCTTCTACTAATAATGGTGCAATATATTCATTATACCTTTCTTTTGATATTACTAGGGTAATCTCATTTGTATTTTGAATGCCAAACTTTGATAGCAATACTGAATTGTCATCATACCCTTCATAGTTTTGAACATATGCTTCAATTGGATATGAAGAATCAAATTTAGATTCAATAACTTCCTTTATGACTGTTTTTTCAGTCACATACTTTCTTGGAAGATAGTAGATCTCAATACCATATATTTTTAACTGCTCGTTAATTAAGTCTTGAACTAAACTTTGTTCTGACTTAGATCCTTGTTGGAAAAATGGATTTAACATATCAACCTATCATGTCTAATGGTGGAAGTTCATAAGTATTTGACATTTTTTCCATTATAGCATCTATCTCCTTTTGAGCATCATCGTATATTTGTCTACCATTCAGTTCAATTCCCCCTGGAAGTTTAACTCCTTGAAACTTAATTAAATTTTGTCCCCATTGACGTTTAATTAAAGAAGTCAAATATAGTTTTAGGAAAGAATCATTCCAAACTCTCTCGTAATCATTTGGATTTAAAGATCTAAAACAATCGATAACAATATGGTTTCCTGCAGATACACTTCCCCAATCAATGTCTAGGTATAGTCTATCCATCCTCTGATTGAATCTAATAGCCTTATCAGTTGTTAATAGAAAATTAATATCTTCGAGGTATGTTTTTGTCATTGCATATGTCAACATTTCTGTTGAACCCCACGAATAAATATCATTTAAAAACATTTGATATTTTACACTGAACATATTGTTTGTTGCAGTGTTACTTCCATCAAAATTATATATTTTTGTTATTCCTATAATGTCAGGTGGAATTTGTAAAAAATTACTACTTTCACTAAAATTAAAAGTAGTAGAAACTCCAGCAATTGATGTGGTAGCAGTAGTAATTGCTATTCCTGCAGCTGGTGATTCTCCACCAGGTGCTCTTCCTCTTTCAATATCCTGTTCAGTAATTTCATATTTTAAATATACTTGAGATACTCCATCAAAGTGTCTCTCTTGAAAGTACTGTATAGCATCATCAACCAAATCATCAATCTGTTCATCAGCAACATTAATTTCTAAAACTGGCGCCCCCAGTTTTCTTTTGCAATAATCAATCAATTCCGGTCTATTAGTTGGTTGCGCCATTTTTTATCGCTTTTTGAAATATTTAGGGTATTATTCGTTCGGTAATCCAATTATCTTCATCGTCTCTTGTTGCTTATAATATAGTTTGCAAAAAGATTTTGCTATATTTTTTAGAGACTCATTATCATTACATCCATCTATTTCAGATGCGACTTGCATATATGCAAAACTTTTAGAGAGATTTGTTAATTTTATTTCATCAGGATTCATTTGTTAAACTCCTTAGTAAATGTTTAATTTCATCAATATCATTTTTAATATTGGAGAGATCAGTCTCTAATGTATCAATCCTTTCATTCTCTTTTGATTTGAGAGATTTCCTTTTAATGTATTCATCATACTCAGAATTATTTACATTTATTATAGAATTTGTATGAGGATCTCTTGCGAGACCCCCATGACCTTTCACTTTAATATAATTTTCTTTCATATTATGCTAAAGCAATTACGCGAAGATCTTTTGCTCTTGGAACAAATGCTTGACTAGTAGAAGTCATTACCAATTTAATTCTATAGGATCTAAAAGCAGGAAGCTCGTCAGCAGTGAATGAATATTCCTTAAAGTTTATTTCTTGAGATTCAAATCCCAATTCATTAGAAGGAACTATAAACCTATCAGGTTTTCCATCACTATCTTCAAGTTTGATAATCTGATTTTTATAATCAAGATTATCATATCCTGGGAATGGGAAGAATAATGGGTCAAAGTTTGGATTATCTCCAATTGAATAGAATGCACGTATATCTGAGTAATTATTCACATGTGCATTTAAAAGAATCTTAATGGAAGTTGCTGGAGATTCTAAACCTATTTCTTTAGAAATATATTGGAATGCTGAAGGATCATCTGTAGAACTAGATACTCTAGGATCTGTAGAATAATCTGTTATAACTTTATTGACTCTATTTGAAGTCAAAATAACAGCTACTCTTTGAGAGTCAATTACTGGAGATAAAAGTGGATTTGATGTTGCCAACGTCAATCTCATATTCATGGATTTGTTGCCAGTAAGCAATCCAAGTTTTTCATCTTCATTAACCTTTGAACATACAATTCTAGGTTCATCAAGATAATTTGCAGAATTCACTGTTATTGGATCAAATCCAGCGTCAATGAATGGAATTTCTTTTCCATCAATACTCTTACCAGTCACACTTCTAATACTTGCACCAACAGTTGTTCCAGGAACAGTCAAGTTTTGAACAATAGGAGTTATAATTTCAAAAGGAATGTTTTGTGTTGCTTTTGCATTATATCCACCAGAAGTTTTGGTCAAACTTTGATATAATTTTGGATAACCTGCAACAGTTCTATCGGTTCCATCTAGAGACATGTCCAATTTAATATTGTACGAATCAAAAGTAATTGGATTACTTACAGATACATTAGAAAGATTGTGTACTTTATTAATTCTCTTAAGAGAAATGCCATTTAGTTCATACTTATAAACTGGAGTTCCAACTGAATATGTAAGTGGATTGGATCCTCTTACAATATTACCCTGAAGATCATTACCATTCACTGAAGTATATTCAATGATTTCATTTCCAATTTTTATGTAACCTGGATTTGTTGTCCCAACTCCAACTCCTTCAAATGTTGAGAATTGACTTGCATCGCTAATTTGAATTGATCCTGTAGAATCAGAACTATAGTTTATGCTTAGTTTTGATGGTCTTATGTCAGATGCTACGTCAGAGATCTTTACATAATCTTCTCCAGAATACATTCCATGATTCTTATGGTTTACTTTAATATGCAAACCATCAGAAACTGTAGTTATAGAATCTACAGAAACGTTTCCACCAAGTTCCCAGTTTAAGTTTGTAGTAATACCTGCACTAGAAACATATCTCATAGTATTTGCAACACCTGTTAAGAAATCACCTTGAACGTTATCTACAATCAATTGATTAGTATTGGCAATACTGACAATTGAAAATCTTGCATTTCTTCCAACTTCAAGAGAACCAATATTTGGAATCGATAAGACATCACCTGCAACATATCCATTACCTGTAGCAGAAATAGTTGCCGCAATAGCAACACCATCTTTAATTGTAACGTCTGCAGTTGCTCCTGAACCTTTTCCACTAACAGTGCTTAAAACAACACCTCCAAAGATAAATTGACCAGATCCTGGAGTATATCCAATACCTGCATTTATAATATTAAGATTGCCAGTGGCTATTCCTGCATTTCCAACATAATTACCTGTTGCATCAGAACCCCATTGCATTATAGTATTTCCAAATTCTAATGTAGTATCTCCAATAGTAGAAGCAAGACTGATTCTTACTTTTTTTGAATTCATTTCAATAGTATTTGGAAGAAGATTTGCAATCTGATTATTGCCGGAAGTCAATTCCGGATTATAGAAGTCAACAGTTCCAGTATCTAAGAAATCTGCTCTGTAAAGATCAAATTTCAAATCTTCCCATTGACTTGGTTCCCAAGTAGAAGCATTTTGAGACTTGAATAGTGATCCAAGAGTAGGTTGATTGGAAACAAATGATTGTGTAAGAATGTCATTTTCACCAACTCTTGAAATGAATACGCTATAATCTGCAGACTGAGATAACATAACAATAGCATACTCTGTTTCTCCTTTCAGATAAACCGGAGCATCAAATTCAAAGAAAGTTATAGCAGATCCATCATCGGATGTTGTAATTTGATTTGGAAACAAGAATACTTCAGAAAGTGGTAAAACTTTTTCAGAAGGAGTTCCTAATTCCATAGTTCTTAACTGAAGAACTACTGGAGTACTTCCAGCATCGGTAGTATTAAAATATACACCACATTTGGTAACAAAGATTCCTTCCAATTCTTCAACAAAGAATGATTGAGCTAAAGGATCCCATCTTCTTGGTGGTGCTGGTGGTGGTCTCCTCGGTGGTGGTGGCGGTGGTGGCGGTGGGAATGCCCATATTCTAGTGTTAACAATCGTAGAAGAGACTACTTGAGTATCTGCAACTCTTCTAATATCTCTAGATTGATTTTGTTGGGTCTGAGTGATTCTAGCATTTCTAACAGAAACAATGTTTTCTTGAACTGTTTCTAATGTTCCAGATGCTTCAAATGATTCACTTGCTAAGGTAGTTGCATCATCAACGTCACCATCTTCATCGTTAATTAGTGTAAATGATTTTGATCCTGTCTCAAATCTTGGATTTACTGTAATATTCGGATTTGGTACAAAGAAACTTCCAGCAACAGTAGCAGTTATATCAGATACAAATCTGACTGCAGAAACTGTTGCCTGAGCACCACTAGTTCCTCCAACAAGTACCATTCCTTGTTGAATAAATCCACTAAATGTTCCTTCAGCAATATTTGAAAGAGAATTTGTATCAACGTTTAAAATTGTTGAAGTTGAAGAATATGTTGAAGTGAGAGGTGCAGTAGTATATGGATTCTCGGGATATGTTAAGACCGGAACATCATAAGATCCTGTTCTATGATTCTTTTGTGCAACTCTAAATTCAATTCTTGGAGAAATATCTAGAGTATCTGGCCCAAGACCAGTATTAATAACGCTTCCAGTTACTGTCTCTCCTACTTGGAAGACACCAGAAGTCATTGAAATTTCAATGAGTTTGGGTACACAGTAATTTGTTACATCAACACCATCAAAGAATACATAAACTCTAGTGTTTGGTTTCAATCCATTGCCAATGAAAGCAATGTTTCTAGACCTCATAAAGGGAATCAAATCTCTACTAACAACTCTATCTCCTACAGAAGTATTATCAATCTGTTCAGAGAAAGTTGCTCTTGTTCCACTTCTATTACTTACACCAGTATCAACAACATCAAGAAGTTGATCTTGAACAGTATCCCAGCGAATTCCCCATCCAAGCCAGTTAGTAGTTGTTCTAGTCTGAGTTCTTGTAACTCTTTCTTGACCAGTCCAATTATCTATCCAAGAATTCCAAACGGTTGGAGCAAACCCAGTTTGTGGATCAATGTTTAGATTTTCTACTGCATCTCTCAGAACTCTTGCATAATTACCTTCAACATTAATAAACTTAGCTTCAAGTCTTACAGTATCAACCCAAACATCAGATGCTGGAGTAAGTGAAACTGATCCTCTCCAGAAATTTAAAATAAAAGGAGTTACACTTTCAACTCTTGTTCCAAAGTTCTGTGTTAAATATTCGACTTCAGAATAATCTAGAGTGATAATATCACTAGATTTTTTAATATTAATACCTTCAGGTTGACTTGTTGATCTGTCTGTATTTGGATCGAACCCTACAACAGGTCCAGGAATAAGGTCAATTGCATTTGTATAATGAGAAGGTCTTAACTCTTTATTTTTTACATCAATACTATTCTTAAATAAAATAGTAGGTTCTTGTGCTAATAGTGAAGTGAAATTGTCTACAAAGAATCCGGATTTAAATCTTACTAGTCCTTCACTATCTGGAACAAATAAATTTGCAGTATTTGTTTCAAGTAAAGAAAGAGAAGTATAATACTCCAAACTCTTAATTCGTCTCTCAAGATTTTGGATGTCAGACATCTTATATCTCTTATGATCTAAAAACTCAATTTCAGCATCTGAAGTTTTATAGAGATATGGTGGTAAATTGATTGTTGCAATTTCTAGAGAATCGTCAACAACTACAGGTTTTTCTGGTCTTTCTGAAGGAGTTCCATATTTAACTTGAAAAACACCATCTTTTGTTAAGAATATTCTATCAATTCTTCCCAAGAAGAACGAGAATGTTGTTTGAATACTCTCGTCAGATGCTAATATATTTGCAGCAGAATTTCCAGAAGAGTTAAATGATCTTCCATGGAATTCTAGAGGAGACCTTAATAGAGATTGTTCTGTTGCAAAATCAGAAACTCTTGGTCTTATATCAATAATATCTGAATTTCTTGTGAAATTAACTGTTCTAATTTCATTTGTATAATCAAATCCATTTGCATATGAATTTACAGTCGTGATATCTCCATCATCTGCAGAATCATAATATCCTC